GAAGAGATAATGCAAATGTTAGAAAACGTAGCTCAATTTGAAGGGGTAAACTATGACATTGATGTATTAAAGTATATTTGTGACTTATCTTTTGGTGTACCTAGAAAAGCGCTTAATTGTTTAGACTCTGTAATAACAGAAGGTTCTTGGAATTTAACTAATGTTAAAGAGTTACTAACAGGTATTATCTTAGATGAAGATGATGCAGAAACTATACATCTATGTAAGACATTAATTAAACGAGATTTTAAAGAATCCTGTGTATTGTTTGAGAAGTTAGCCAAGAAATACCCCGTAGAGAGTATACGTATTGCTGTATGCGGCTTTTTTGTGGGCTGTCTAAAACGAAGCAACTTAACTAGTGGTAAGAATATTTCAAACGCTTTATCACAATTAACAACACCAATCTATCTTACAGGTAAACCTGCAGAACACATGTTTTATAATATAATGTTTAAAGTAGTAACTTTATTAGGGAGTTAGAATGAATAATTTAGAAGCATTTGTTGAGTTACCTGAACTACCTACACCAAACTATGAATATATAAAAGATGAAGCTAGAGCTAGAGAGGTACTCGATTTTTTATATACCCAGCCAATATTGGAGGTAGATACCGAGGGCACATCTTTAGACCCCTTTAGATGTAAGACTACCCTATTGCAAATAGGTGTGCCTAATATGGCTTACGTATTTGATGTAAGAAGTGACTTACCTGGGATTACTATTCATGGTAGTTTATTTAAGAAAATTTTAACAAGTAAAAAGCAATTAAAGATACTTCAAAATGCTAGCTATGACATGAAAGTTTTAAAGTCTCAGTATGGTTTTTATATTGAAAATGTTTATGATACAATGCTAGCAGAAATTCTTATGTATCTAGGTGTGCAAGTATCTGGTTTTAGTTTAGCTAAATTAGTAGAAAAGTACTTAGGAATGGTTATGAATAAAGAACCTCGTGGGACTTTTGAAGTTTATGACCAAGAATTTACTGACAAACAGGTTGCATATGCCGCAAATGATGTTTGTGTATTAGATATAATACGTAGTATGCAAATGCAAAGAATAGAGAAGTACAATTTGCAAGAGGTACTAGCACTAGAAATGGCTTTTATAAAACCACTGTGTGAGATGGAATTAAATGGTGTAAAATTAGATGTAACAAAGTGGCGTCTTATGATGGATGAATTTGCTAGTGAGCTTGAAGGGTTCAAAAAGAATATTGAGGATAGCTTACAAGTCACACAAGACCAGTTATCGTTATTTGGTGTACCAACAGTTAATATTGCAAGCCCTGTTCAACTTAAGGCAGCCTTAAACAAACTTGGTATTAAGGTTGAGTCCACTGCAAACGAGGCGTTAAAAAAATATTCTGGTCATAAAGTTGTAGATGATTTATTATCTTACAGACAAAATGCCAAGTTAGTAAATACTTATGGTGAAGCTTTAATTGAGCGTATACACCCTAAAACAGGAAGATTACATACACAGTTTAAGCAGATGGTATCGACAGGAAGGATGTCTTCTAACAACCCTAATTTACAGAATATACCAGGAAAGCAAAAGTTTAGATCTTGTTTTATAGCAGACGATAAAATGTGTTTAATAACTGTGGATCAGAACTCTGCAGAATTAGTTATTATGGGTGCTATGTCAGGAGAGCCTAACTTTTTAGACACATATGAGAAAGGTTTAGATTTACATACAGTAAACGCTGCTAGAATTTATGAAGTGCCATATGATAAGGTTACTCCTGAACAACGTAAAGCCTCCAAAGCTATTTCATTTGGACTTGCTTATGGTATTTCTGCTGTTGGTTTGGGTAAACGTTTAGGTATACCTAAGGATACAGCTCAAAAGCTTATTGATAAATATTTTAGAATCAATAATGTTTTGAATACTTGGCTTACTAAAGCAGCAAAGGACGCAGTACGTACACATAGTAGTACTACTATTACAGGTAGACACCGTTTTTACAATATACCACCTATGAGTGACCCAGCAAGGAAGAAGATAATAGGTGGGGTAGAACGTGCTGCTAAAAATCATAAGATTCAGGGTTCCGACAGTGATACTATTAAATTAGCAATGGTATTATGTGTTGAACGTTTAGAACAATTAGATGTTGGTGCACGTTTGTTATTGTCGGTACATGATGAGATTGTTGTAGAGGCACCTATAACTCATGCAGATGAGGTGGCTAAGATAGTTGTAAGTTCTGTGGATGACGCCTTTAATCATTATTTTCCTGTTATGCCCATGCGTACTGCACCAGTAATAGGCCCTTGTTGGATAAAGCATGAATGTGAAGAAAAGGATGCAAGTGGTAAAAAATGTGAACACAATATAATGAGATTTGAGGCGGACGACCATTATGGTACTAGACTAGTATGTGATAAATGTACTGCTAAACAAGATTAAGGAAATGAATATGGTTACTATAGGAAATAATATAAAAGTTTTGTTGACTAAATATTCTGAAGATGTTATAATAGACGACATTGGTGGTGAGCTTCTTTTATACAACCACTCACACTTGTGTGGATTCACTGACCAGACTACTATAAGCTTACTTAAGGACTATAGGTTCACGGGGGTCAGTCTTGAATATTTAGAAAATGTTATGAAAATGGAAATTAAAAATTTCTATGACGAAAGCCTAGATTTTTTTATACATTTAAACTATATTTTTGTTAAACAACAAGGAGCAGAATTAGATGACCCAATATGTGTTGTCAGTTTTGTGCCTAAAAGTTCTTCGTGGATTGGCGCCCAGTTTTATGCTAATTTTATAGAGAAAACTAATTAGAGGTGAGCTTATGAAAGTTTATAGAAATGAGGAAACTGCATTAGCATCTTTAAAAGAAAAAGAAACATTCTTTTTAAATGGTGCTTGTCCATACTCAGAAAAATATGGTGGCAGGTTGTGTGGTAATTGGTGTGCTTTATTCTATTTTGATAGAGGTAGGGAGAATTCTAGTACGAACACAAGTCCGTTCGTTATTTTAGGATGTAAAGCAGGAGAAAAATATCTATATGTTGAAACTTTAGTGGAGGATTAATAATGAATAAAGCTTGTGGGTGTAGTCATGGTCCATTAGACATGAAAGTTAAGTACCATAGTAAGGATATAACAAAGGTTCAGAATATTAACATAGGGGATTGGACAGACTTAAGATGTGCCGAAGAACTAGATTTAAAAGCAGGTGATTTTAGATTCATAAATTTAGGTATTTCTGTTGAAGTTCCTGCAGGTTATGAAATGCATATTGCACCTAGAGGAAGTACGTTTAAAAATTTTGGTATTATACAGGTAAACTCTGTAGGGGTATTAGATGAAAGTTATAGTGGTGATGGTGATATAGTTAAGATGCCCGCTTTAGCTATGAGAGATACAAAAATAAGTATAGATGACCGTATTTGTCAATGTAGATTAGTACTTAAGCAACCAAATGTAAACTGGGTAGAAGTTGACTCGCTAGAAAATGAAGACAGGGGCGGTTTCGGCTCCACCGGCGTCAATGAATTCGTAGGCAATGCCAAGATAATAAGATAATAAGGAGTAACTATGTTATCAGATGAAATTTTTGAAGTAATAAAATATGAGAATGTGAAGACTATTTCTAGTAGAGATTATTTTACACATGATGAGTATGCGCATAAGATGTTTGACACAAAGTATTGTACAAAGTGGGATGCAGATGGTAAAGTAATTACAGATACTGATACTCCTTATGCTAGAATAGAGACGCCAGCAGATGTTTTTCAGCGTGTAGCTTCCGGTTTGGCAGCTATGGAGGAAACGGAAGAGTTACAAGAAAAATATTGTGCTCTGTGGTTTGCCTTAATGTGGTCAGGGTGGTTTAGACCAGGAGGTAGTGTATTAGCTGGTGTAGGTGCTACAAGCTTAAAATCACTATTAAATTGTACCACATTACCTTTAGCAGAAGATAGTTTGGAAAGTATTTCTAAATGTGACTATGATATTATGAAATGCGCAGCTTTTAGACAGGGATTGGGTTTTGATTCATCTGCGCTACGTCCTAGAGGTGCCCCTGTTAATAACGCTGCTGAAGAGTCTACAGGAGCTGTTCCTTGGATTTGTAAGTTAGTAGACAATGGAGAATGGGTCGGACAGAAAGGTAGGAAACCTGCTATACTTGTAAGTCTTAAGGTTCATCACCCAGACATATATGAATTTATCAGAGCAAAGTCAGAAAAAGGTATTCTTGAGAATGCAAATATATCTGTTCAAATATCTAATAAATTTATTGAAGCTGTTAAGGCAGATGCTTCTTGGGAGTTGTACTTTGATTTCGAAGAAGGTAGTAAGTATGAACGAATATCTAAATTTGTTCCTGCTAAGGAGTTATTTGATTTAATAGCGGAACAAGCATTTAAGCACGCTGAGCCAGGAGTACAATATATAGATCTATTACGAGAAGGGTCTATGGTACATCAAATATTTTTAGACACAGGTGATAAACGATTTAAAATAATTAGTACTAATGCGTGCTCTGAAAAAAGTTTACCTCCCTATGGAGTATGTAATCTTCTTTCACCGAATAATGCTATGTTCTCGACTAACGCGGAGGAGTATGCACAAGAATTAGCTTATATAGTACCATATATGGTACGTATGTCCGATAATGTTATTACTTATGAAGCGCGTAATAAACTTTCTCCATTGAAAGAACAAGCTTGGATTCTGGAACAAACTAGAGAAATAGGAATGGGTATAACAAATATTCATGGTTGGCTTCTTAAGCAAGATTTAGCTTATGATTCCGATGAGGCTATAGCCAATGTGGGCGAGTTTTTTAAACATTACTCTTGTGCAGTATTTAAAGCATCTATGGCTTTAGGTAAAGAGAAGGGGAATGCTCCAGCTTTTAATTTAGTCTCAGATACAAAGGCTTTTATGGGGTCCACTTATTTTAAAAATGTAGTAGATGAGTTATTTGATGGGGATTATAGTGCTGTAAAGTATATGCGTAATATGGCACATATGTCAGTAGCACCTACTGGATCATTGTCCAGTACATTTCCAATACCTTGCTTTTCATCTGGGGTAGAACCTTTCCCAGGCCCTTATTATTGGAGAAGAACCCGTGCAATTGACAAAGGTAAATATATACATTATTTTATTATACCAGATAAAATAAAAAACTATGTACTGGATAAATTGAATGCTGATTCTTATGACTATCAATTATTAAGTGCTTTTCCTGGGTCAGTGTTAGATGAAGATGGTGCTATAGGTCTTAAATTAGCCGACATTATTAATAGAAATCTACCTAAAGGGTTTTTTAAGCCAGCACATTATATAGATCCACTACAAAAAATTAAATTAATGGCTGGAATATACAGATGGGTAGACGCTGCAATCAGTTGCACATATAATTTACCAGCTACATCTACTATTAAAGACGTAGAAAATATTTATATGGAGGCATTTAATCATGGTGTGCGGGCAGTATCTGTTTATGTTGATGGTTCTCGTGAAGGTATTCTACTTTTCGAAGACCCAAAAACCAGTGAAGCTAATTTTGAAAAGAAACAACCCGGAGGTTGCTCTGAATTAGACAGGCCTTTAGGTATAGTGCCTAATTGTGCACCTAAAAGACCTGCTGAACTACCTTGTGACATTTACTATACATCTATAAAGGGGGAAATGTGGACGGTACTTGTAGGATTACTTGATGGGAAACCTTACGAGATTTTTTGTGGTAACTCTGAAGATTTATACTTGCCAAAAACTTGTAACAATGGTATAATACGCAAACAAGGTAAAGGAAGATACGAATTGGATGTAGTTATTAGAAGGTCTCCCGTAATTTATAAGGATTTAGCTTCTATATTAATGACTGACGGTCAGAAAGGTATGACAAGACTCTTAAGTTTGGCTTTACGTCATGGTGCTCTACCTAGATACATTGTGGAACAACTTAAGAAGACAAATGGCAGTATATCTGATTTTAGTACTGCTATCTCTAGAGTTTTAGGTAAGTATGTTGGCACCTATGAATTAACTGGAGATGAGAATAAATGTCCTAAATGTGGTGAAAATAGTTTAATGTTTACAGAGGGGTGCATAAAATGTATTTCAGAAGGATGTACTTACTCAAGGTGTAGTTAAAATAAAATAAATTAAGAGGTTACAAATGGAAAGAACATCAAAAGTTGTTTTGGAAGAGATGATGGGAATTATGGCGGAGATTAATGAAGATGCTGAAAAATGGGCTGATAAGAATAATAAGTCAGCCGGTGCTCGTGTACGTAAAGCCACTCTAACCCTTGAAAAGTTAGGCAAAGAGTTTAGAAAACTTTCAGTAAAAGAATAAAAAATATTTTAAGGCAAGGTATAACTAGTTATACCTTGCCTAGTAGGTAATTTTATGGCTGGTATATCAAAATATGAAAAAATGCTACGTTTAGCCTTACTTGCACGAGGATATAAAAAATGCTCGAAATGTGGTAAAGTGCAGAATAAGGAAGCTTTTGGGATACGTAAGGATTCTTTAACCAAACTTGTTTCTAATTGTAAAAGTTGTTTAAAAACTTATAGAGACTCACGTATACCTACACGAATTATATATGACAAGAACTATCTTGAAAAGAATAGGGACAAAAAATATGCTAATAATAAAATTAATAATAGATCTTTATGCACTAATCCTTATTTTATAGAAAAAATCAATGATAAAGATCCTGGATACGCTGCTACTTTATTGGGTGATTTTGTAGTTATTAACTGTTATCACTGTAAAGAGTTATATACACCTATAGTTGAAGAAATAAAAAACTTTATAAAAACACCAAGTGGTTATGCTAATATGTATTGTTCTGATAAATGCAAACAATCTTGTAAAGTTTACAATTTTAATACCACGTTAGTAGATCCAGAGTCGATACTTAACCTAAGTACTTCTGATAAAGAACAAGCCAGATCGTGCCAAACAACACATCTTAAGCAGCTTCAATTAGATGCGGTAGGTTATAACTATTGTGAAAAATGTGGTACTACTTGCGATGTTGTAGAATTGCATCATACACTGGAAGTGGCCAAATACGGTACTAATGCAATAAGTTCTGCTGGTCATATACTATTATGTAATATATGTCATAAAGATTTAACTAAACAATGTGGAGGACTTTAATGCCTAAACCGTTATTAAAATGGGTAGGAGGTAAAACTAAACTTATAAGATACTTATCTCTATATGTACCTTTGGAATATACAAATTACATAGAGCCATTCATTGGAGGAGGTGCATTATTTTTTTACATAAATCCAAATATAGGTATCATTAATGATGCTAACAGGGAGCTTATAAATTTTTATACACAAATAAGAGATAACCCTATAGAGTTGTTAAATTTAACAAAACTTTTTATAGTTTCTGAAGAAGAGTATTATATCGTTAGAGCCACAGATAGAGATATTGATTGGCGTGATGAAAAATCATGTTTAAGTAGGGCAGCTCGTTTTTTATATCTCAATAAAACGGCCTTTAACGGTATATGGAGGAGTAATAGCAAAGGAAAAATGAACACTCCGTATGGTAAGTATGACAAAGTTACTTTTCCCCAAGAAGAACATATTTTAAGCGTCTCTAAAATATTACGTAAAACGTTAATTTTAAATGTTGATTTTTATGAGACTTTAAACTATGTAAATAAAGACACATTTATTTATCTTGACCCACCGTATATACCATACTCGGACACAGCCAATTTTGCAAATTATACTTCGGCTGGTTTTGGAGTACAGGACCAAGAGCGCATAGTTGACTACTGTAAGTTGGTTGACGCTCAAGGTGCAAAGTTTTTGCTATCTAATTCTGATACACCTTTAACTAGAGACTTATTCAAAGATTTTGAAATAAATTCAATAGATGTTTATCACAGTGTAGGTGCATCAGCTAAATCTAGAAAAGATAAAGGAGAAGTTCTAATAAGAAACTACAAGGGAAGTTGTACAGGTTTATTTTTATAAAAGGAGAATAACTTAATGAGTAAATTTAGACAGGCATGGAATGGTATTTTTGAACAGTTGGATGTAGTTAAACATGTGAATACTTATGGTTACCTTGACGTTACTTCCGATACACTAAAGGAAATTACAGGAGAAGAATCAAGGTTACTAGCTAAGATGGATAACAAAAGTAAACAACCACCTATTATGCGAGATAATAATATCTCTGTACTTGCTATTAAAAATGGTAAATATAGACTTACAAAAGAAAACCCATTTATACCAATCCCAGATATTTCTGGTATGCGTGTGTATCCAATTAAGAAAATGGAAGGATTACTTACTATAGATAGGTTCGCTAAGGGGTCTAAAACAGAGTCTATGGCCTTGGATTTGGCTCACTATAATAGTATATTGGATGATTGTTTTGGTGAAAAGGTTTCGTTGACCCTACGAAATAAAAGGCGTGCATCTTTTAAATTTAAGTTGGGGAAAATGGACTTTGATGTAGAAAAAGTACAAATAGAAGTAGATGGTTGTTATGAGGGGGCTAAAAGTATTCATATTGTAGAAGCAAAAAACTCTGAGGATAAAGATGCTACTATACGTCAATTACTTTACGCCAAAAAAATGATAACAGAGGTTATACGTGGTGAAAAGCCAGTATATGCTTGGCTTATGGTGTATGATCGTAAGACAGGTATTTTTAACTTCCATAAATTTTTGGAAGGTAGTAATCGTTACTACTTCGATGTAGACCAAAGTAAAAGATATGTTTTAAAATAGTATCCAAGGAGGTACCAAAATGATTTTACATGATAGACTTAAAGAAGACTTACATACAGCCATGAAAACCCATAGTGACAATACGAATGATTTAAAATATATCTTAGGTGAATTTTCTAGACTTAAAGGTACCAAAGATGGTAAGGAATACATAGGCAGTGTTTTATCAGATGACCAAGCTATTCGCGTATTAAAGTTAATTGTAGCAGGTGAAGATAAACTACTAGAGTTAGTGCCTACATCAGTAAGTACTTTAAAACCTTTAATTGACACCTATTTACCCAAGCAGATTTCAAAGGAAGAGTTGTTGTCTTTTATAACCACTATAGATTTTTCTGCACTTAGTAATAAAATGCAAGCGGTTAAAATTGTAAAAAATCATTTTGGTGCCTCTGTCGATGGTAAATTAGTTAGTGCTATTATACAAAAAATGTAGGAGGGTTTATGGAAGTATACAGAACCAAAAACGGGCAGGTGGCTAAATATGTACATGATGACGGCTCAGAGACAGCAATAAAAACCACCCCTCCAGGAGAGGTGGGGTGTGGTGGTTATGGTAATATAGGTAACAAATATAATATATTTATAAGTAGCTCTGTGGGTTGTCCTGTAGGTTGTAAGTTTTGTTACCTAACAGTTAAAAAATGCCCTTATCATCGTTTATCCGCAGAAGCTATAGCTTTAAACGTAGTAGAAGCACTAAATAGTGAGCTAACAGTAAGACCTGAATTAAGACAGATGTACACCAAGCTTTCTTGGATGGGTATGGGAGATGGTTTTTTAGACACAGAGTTAGTATATAATGCAACTGAAGATATAGCAAGTTATATACAAGGATTTGATATGTCTTTAGGTATAGATGGTGTTGACATAGCTACTACTTTACCTAAAATACCTACAACTGAGATTGATTATATAAAAGCTTTATCTAACAGTGTTTGGGCTATGCATCTAAATCCTAAACGTAATTATGTAAAAGGTACTGATAGACAACCTTTTAGAATTTTCTATTCCGTACATAGTGCTTTTGAAGGTACTAGAAAAGAGTTGATACCCCATACAGTAGATGTATATAGTGCCATACAATATTTTAAAGAACTAGAACAACAAGGTATAACTGTTATACTACATCATATGTTTTTTGATGGCGTGAACGATTCTGATATGGACATAACCTATTTATTAGGTTTGTTAGATGTATTTGATAATATTGAGTTGCGTCTTTTACGATTCAATAAGTGTGATGGTACAACTTTTACAGAGTCTAAAAACTTTGATAGTATTATAGATACCTTATATGAAAAACATAAAAATATAAAGGTTCAGATATCACCAGGTGCTGAAATAGCAGCTAGTTGTGGTATGTTTCTACTGTCAAAATTTAAGGATAGCTTTTAAATGTGGTTAGTATATAAAACAACAAATCTTATTAATAACAAATACTATATTGGTGTACATAAAGTGAATAGTAAAAAATCTACTTTGTATTTAGGTTCTGGTAAACTTATACTTCAAGCTATAAAAAAGTATGGACGTAATAATTTTACACGAGAAACACTAGCTTTGTTTTATGATGAAGCCAGTGCTTATGCTTTTGAAAAGAACTTTATTACTGATGAACTTTTAGAGGATACTAATTGTTATAATATTACAGAAGGTGGTGGAAACCCTCCAACATTTTATGGTAGAGATAACCACATGTATGGTAAAAAACATCCTAAAGAAGTTATGGATATGATAAAGGCCAAGCTCAAAGGTAAACCCTCATGGAATAAAAATATTCCACGTACTAAAGAGGAAAAAATAAACATTAGTAAGGCTAAGAAAGGTAAAAAGCTCGGAATTAAAAATTACTTATATGGCAAAAAGCTAACTCTAAAAGATAGGTTAAAACTTGGCTTAGTAGATTTTAAAAAAGGTAACATTCCTTGGAATAAAGATATAAAGGGCGCACCACCATCACATAGTACAAAATGTATAGTGCATGACTTATATTTTACATCTACCTTAGAGGCTGCAAAATGTTTTGGTGTTTCAAGGGCTACTATAAGAAGAAGGTGCACTATGTATAATTTTCCAGATTGTTACTATATAGAGGTAAATAAATGATGACAGACTATTGTGATTGTGGTAGAATAGCAGTTTGGGTATATATGCCAAGCCATGAAGGTCCAGAAACAAATGACTTTTATTGTGATGATTGTGTACCGAGAGGATGTAGTTGTAATATGGAACCTAAAGACGGTGATCATGAAAACTCAGATCCATCTAATTGGGAAGAACCTTTAGACGACAAGGGAAGAAAGTACCCTTGTTGTGAATTTTTTTATCTTAACTAGCGAGGTAACTATATGGATGCAAAAAGTGCTCAAAGATTAACAAACAAAACCACTGAGGCTATAAATAAAAAACGTTGGGCCGAAAAGAAGAAAAAAGAAGAACAGCATCAGAATGTATTGAAAATGCAAGCTACTAGTTTATCAGAACACATTAGAAAAAATCTAGATAAGGATATTAAAAAAGCAGCCTCTTCTGGGATACGGCATATTACATATGGTGGTTCTTACTTAGATGTATGTACACTAAATAGTAGTTATATGGATGCTATAAAGAAAGAGCTAAGAGCTAAAGGGTTTAAGGTTGAGTGTGATTCTAGGGATGTAGATATGGGAAAAATTGATATTGACTACTGGGGTTGTACAGATGAAATAAGAGATATGTGTGTTTCTTGGTAACTAAAGGAGAGATATTATGAAAGTAAGATGTAAAGTTTGTGAAAATACGGATGGTATTATATGTTTAGTCAAAGGTAATAAAGTTGCTCAAAATAAATCTAGATTATGTGAGCTATTTTCGTATGCCCCTGAAAAGGTTAAAAAGCCTAATAAAATGGAAGCTATTTATGTACCCTATAATATAAGGACAAGGAAAGAATATAAAAAGACCCAAAAAGAGGCATCTAAGAATGCTTACGTACAAGCCGTTAGCCAAAGTGTGACCCCAGATTGCTTGGCTAATTTCAGAGCTAATGTGACTGACTAAAATAAATATAAGGAGCCATCATGGAAAAAGTATCTAAGAAAATTTTTAAAGAAATTATGACGTATGTAAAAGAGTTTGAAACACTTGGCAATAAATGGTGTGAAGATGATGATCTTGGTTCTGTAGCTAAGTCAAGAAGTTATGCTAAAAAAATTATGACTGCTATGAAACCTTACATTGAAACATCAATAAAAGAAGCTGACTTAATGATCAGTACTGCTGAACAAGTAGTACCAGAGGTTGTTGAACCTGTAGTAGAGACTGTAGTAGAGCCTGTTGTTGAAGAAGTTAAGGTTGAGGAAGTTAAGGTGGAACCTAAACCAGCTAAAGAAGAAGTTAAAGAAGTTAAACGTGGTTTCAATTTTAATAAAAGTAAGAAGTAAAATTTTACTATGCTAAAGTAATTAGAGTTCTAAACTATGTTTGTTTAGAACTCTTGTTTTTGGAGGTCTTATGGAGTTATTAAAGAAATTAAATAAGCTAGGTAAACTTACAGCACCTAAGTTTTTACTTGATAATGTTATGTATGCTACCTATATGGGGTCGGTGGCTTATGGTGTTGCAAATTTAGGTAGTGATATTGACATTTATGGTTTTTGTCTACCACCAAAAGACCAAGTATTTCCACATTTAGCTGGTGATATAGCTGGTTTTGGAAAACCCTCACCCAGGTTTGACCAATGGCAGCAACACCATATAAAAGATGCTTCTTCTGATAAGGAGTATGACTTCTCTATTTTTAGTATTGTTAAATATTTCCAATTATGTATGGATAATAATCCCAATATGATTGATTCCTTGTTTGTGCCTAGGACATGTATTTTACATAGTACTGCTATTAGTGAACTTGTAAGAGAGAATAGGAAGTTATTTTTGCATAGAGGTGCCTTTCATAAGTTTAAAGGATACGCTTATTCACAGATGCATAAGATGAATATAAAAGACCCAAAAGGTTTACAAGAGTTAATTGACTATGAGATTGAATTTGCTATACCTAAATCTACAGATATACATGATGTAGAATTTGAACTTGCAAATAGAGGAAAGTCTTTTTTAGGTTATTTAACAGACGATCAACTAAAGAATTATAATAACTTATTTTCGCTTGCTGGTAAAAGAGCTATAGGTAGTAAGATTTTAGGCTATGATTCTAAATTTTCTTATCACATAGTAAGATTACTTTCTGAATGTGAACAAATACTAGTTGAACATGACATAGACTTACAGAGGAATAACGAACAACTTAAATCTATACGGCGGGGTGAGTGGACACTACAGCAAATATCAGATTATTTTGAAAGTAAAGAAAAGCAGCTGGAGGAATTATATGCTAAAAGTACTCTTCAGTACAAACCTAATGAGGCCAAAATTAAGGAACTTTTAATTAATTGCTTAGAAACTCATTATGGTTCTTTGGAAAAAGTTGTTTATATAGCACCTGATTTCGAGAATGACTTGAAAGCTATTGCTAAAATTGTAGCCAAATATAATTAACGAGGTAATTATGAAAGTAGATTCTAAGATTTATATGGAGGAGCAAGTTGATAATATGGACCGTAAATTTGGCAGCTGTCCTTCTTATTACCCTTCATACATTATTAGGGTAGATGGAAATGAAGTTCCTGCACTATTTACAATAGACCAAATAAATGATGCAATAGAGAGGGCTAATAGAAATCCTGAAGATATGCCAAAAGAATCAGGAAGTTTCTTTAGCTGGTTGCTAGGTTAAAAATTAACCACCACATCCACAGCAGTGTCATTTATGAGTGCTGCACCTGTGGAACCTGAAATTGTATTACTATAGTAATCTTTTATAAAAGCCTGACCATTAGTAACTTTTACTATTGTCAGGCTTTTATTCGTTCCTATATAAAAACTACCATTAGTTAATGAGGCGTCTGGGTCTGCATATATAGATGAAAATACATTAGCATCCTTTAGTATATAAACACTATCGGGGCTTTGTAAAAAGTCAAAGTTATATTCAGTGCGTATTTCCCTAATATCTTCTTCTGAAAATACAATATCTAAATTTTCGCCTGACAGTCCTGGCACCCATTCCATACTATACTACCTCCACTGGAACTATTTTGCTTATAAGTATATCACTTAAATCCATACCTGTGTCATCATCTAAGCATACTACGTTATACCTGTCACCTGTATTTGCATATAAAGTGTAATAACCAGCATCATCGGAAATAATCTTATCTAGTAATACTCCTGACACCCTATCATATAGAAAAATAGTTCTTCTTACAGGGGAACCAAAAGCTGCTACATGCCCAGATATCTTATATCGTTTACCTAAATCTATATTTATTAGCGCATCTCTTTGCATATAACTTCCTGCTTTTATCCAAGCAGCACTTCTAGCTGTGTTAGACAATATTAAACTTTGTATAGGACCATAAAAATAAGCATTATAGGACCTACCTAAAAATAAGGAGTTAGTATCTGTAGTAACGTCTGAGGTAAAAGTCCCAGACGCAGTCACAATACCATCTGTAAATAAATACTGAGATGACTTGTCATATACTGCGCTAAGACTGAACCACTCATCTTTATATATAGGACCCCCTGTTATTCTACCTGTACCATTATCACTAGAAGAGCTTTTATTAAGTACAAACATACTTTTATCATCTACTCCTGATCTTGATAAATGGTAATCACCCCAGCTAGATATTACACCCTTCAGCATTAAACCTCTAGCAGTACCGTTATCCAAAACTTTTGCAAAGGCTTCCATAGTCAAGCTGCCTGTTAACATTAATGAAGTATGATTAGGCACGTTAATATGATCATTTGCACCATCAAAATTTATAGCATAGCCTATTAAACCAGCAACTCTATCTGTAGTAAGAAGTGAATAAGGTACACCATGATTGGCATTACTTGTTGAATCCAGTGTACTAGTTAGGCCAGCTTGGGGTATTTGTGCCATATGGTAAACAGCTGCATAGTTATTTGTCCAAACTTGTGTGGCTGGGTATTCCTTAGTAAACCCCACATAGTCGTTGTTATCTTCTTGAGTTATATCATAATATAATAATATATCTGTTGGTTGGTCTACTAATACTTTAGGTACTTTAACCCACAATTGTATTGATTTATTTGTTGAACTATAACTTTCTATTTCACAGAATAATTCATCTGTACTACCGTGTATGTAGTTCTTTAAAACACCATCTACCCAATGTTCTTGTACACTTGGGTAGATGGCTGCTATTTTTTTAATTTCTAGTTTAGCAGGGTTTATACCTGTTGAGGGTGGCGTAAAGTTTGTTGTCCACAAAGCTTCCCCTTTTACAATAATAAATTCATCTATATAACCTGTGAAATATGAATTAGCATACCCCTCATCTTTACCTATTAACAAGGGATTAGTTGGAACTATACCACTCATGTAAGGTCCGTAAGCAGTGCCTTGTTGTACCCCGTTTAGAAATATCATTATCATGGATGAACTAATTACTAAAGCTATATGGAACCAACTGCTTAAAGGTAATGCTACAGTAGTGTCATTTATAATCGTACCATTTACAATACATGTTAGTTTCCCTCCATTGTAATATAAAAATATACCTAGAGTGTAAAATCCTAAGTAAAAGAAGGGTATGTAAGTTGTAATAGCACTTACGTAGTACCAACTATGAATGGTAAAATCACCCGTTCCTGGCACTAACGCATCAGTCATGTTTACTATTAGCCAAGAAGCCCCATTCAGTGATAAAGCTTTGTTACCGAATTTTGATATGCCGGAAGTTAACCCAGGAGTACCACCAGAGGAAATAAGCAGTTCTTGTTCAGAAAGATCTACAAAACCATTTTCAAAATTAAGTATAAGACTATAGTTAGAAGTATCATCTTTACCGGTCGCATCCATTAAGTTATTGAATAAAGGCGAACAGTCAAACCTATTTATCCCTGCAGTCTCACTTATATTTAGAAGTACAGGAAAATCAGTAAGTTCTTCGTCTATCAAGGTATTGTCTATACTGAACTTTAATATTTTAGTCTTGTCCCAATTCATTATATCGGCCATTATTACCTCGTGTAATATATTGCTTTATTATTTGTATCTTCGTCTATAACATAGATACCGCTAGTAGTTGCACAAAATATAGTATTACCACCAGCCGCTGCAGTCCCTTTTGTTACGAATATATCAGTTAATGCAGTACTTAATGTGAATGTATCACCATTACTATATGTAGCTGTAGGTAAGGTCCAATCTGTTATTAGATTATATTTTTTATTTAACGTCCAGGTAGTTTCCCCTGATATAGTAGTATTAGTTATATAATAAGCTGAGTCGTCTACTAAGAAACATTTACTAACATTTTCTATATAAGCCCTACTTTTAATTACAGGATTTCCTGACCAGTTAAAATACTCTACTCCTGAGGTTGTTGATACTAATAATGAATTACCGCTACCATGTATATAATTTACTACATTTGATTTTAATGAGAAACTATTGCTGATAACTGAGTTTTCCAAATCGGCGTGAAGATCTGCATAATCTATTGAGAAAATTCCGCCAATACCACCAAAGTATAAAGTAGTATCATTACCCCATAAGGTTTTAATTCGTGTATAAGGAACATCTTTTAGATATAAAGAATTACCTGTGTGAACATCAAATATCTCTATACCTTTTTGTACGGCTGCATAAATAAATTCACCTTTAGTAAATATTTGAAATAATAGTTGTGGAACAACAACACCAATACCTGCTTCAAAACTTTCATTACTGTTTGTAGAACTTCTAATAAAACTTGATAAATCATCTAGGGACTGTTGTGTTGGTGTTATATAACCTACTATATCTTCTATAGATATTACATTTACAAATGCAGATAAGTTAATAGCTATTGTGTATACGTTTTGTTCTACATATACAAAGTATGTAAAGCCTAGTGGTTGTACTGCCTCGTTGTTTGTACTTTGTATTGATTCACTAATATATTGTATACTAGGTATAAAATCTTTAGAAAGCTCTGGAATTATGGTTGGCCCTGTAGTATACCCACCCATAAGTGGTTCCAGGTACACTATAGGGTTAATTGTAGCGTCTGGAAAGTACGCACCTACACCACCTGCAGGTAATTGTGGACCAACAAAACCAGAAGTAGTTGGCCCATGAACTATAGGACCATATACGTTTACTATACCACTATTAGTACTATCAGGAGTATAGTAAACTGGATATGAAGCATGAATTACCATATTATACAGCAGTTATTAATATTTTAGGATCAAAGTATATAATTTGCCCAGGAAGTGAGGGGTATATATTTAAAAATATAGGACAGTATTGAGGCTTAGGTATAGTAACAACATCAGATACCGTTATATTTGTAGCGCCACTTATACCTGTCCATACACTTAGAACATCTTCACTTAGGGTACCTCCCCTAAAAGGATATGAATAAGAGTCCATTATTTCTAGACCAAGATCTATATCTCCCTGAATAAACGCCCCTGAAATACTCTCGTAACACATATAAGCAGTTACTACGTAGTTACCAGCAGTCGGGAAATATACCCAAATGGAATCCTCACCTATAGCTGGGTATCTGAGTTTAACCCCATTAGCATTGAGTTTGGATATAGCGTTGGTATAACCAGCACCACCTGCTCTAGCTACACTAGATGAAGATATACTCATTATATTATTTGTATAAGAAGATACACCCCCATTATAACTATTAAGTACTTGTAGTAACACATTTTCGCCTGTAGCACTCAAATTACCGGTACCTATAAAACCTCTAGTTCTTAGAGCTTTTATGTCTGATGTGTATGCTAATGCTGTTTTAACGTCTATTATATTGGTGCCTGTACCAACACAGCCGTATAAGGTGGCTTTAATATATGCCGCATAACTTTCGTGTAGTACTATGGGCTTATTATAAAAACTACAGTTGTTACATCTTACAGTATTTGTTGGTGCTGACCCTCCTGGGACGACTTGATTAGT